CGAACCCGAGGACGATCGGCGTGCGGTCAGCAACCGTGCGGGCGCCATTGGCTCGGGCCTCCCACAGGTTGTGCTCGATCCACGCACCGGCACCGGCGACGATCCGGTTACCGAAGAACCGCTCTGCCTGCGCAGGGTCGGTCTCGGCTAGCTCGGATGCCTCGGCTTCGATCGCGTCTAGGTCGATGTGCGGGCAGTCCCCGTACACCGCCTTATGGATCCGGCGCCGCTCCACCTTGTTGCGGTAGCTCAGGTTCGGCGGTGCCTGCGGAAAGTACCGGTAGACATCCTCAGCGCTGCTCTCGTGGGTACGCTTCGCGGTCGACTCCTCGGAGGGGTCATACGCGTTCGTTGTCTCCATCGAGCGGCCGGACATACCAGCGAGACCGCGACGCATGGTCTCGGCAACCTTGATCATCTTGTTCGTCGCTGTGTACGTGCCTGTCTCGTCCTGAATGGCGAAGGTGATGGGGTTACCTAGGCGGGACTGTGCCGAGGACGTGACGACGTCAATGCGTCCCTCATCGCCGACTCTGACGAAACCCTCGCGGACGCTCATCACAGCGCCACAGGGACCGTGCTTGATCATGGCCTTTAGCGGGCGGTAGACGTTCGCTACCTGGTCTTCCGACGTGGCTAGAAGTTGGATCAGCGGAGTGGGTTGGGGAACGGCCATGGGCTCGCCCGGGGCGTAGTCATAGACGAACCCGCAGGGGCAACCATGGGCGTTGCAGGAGTAGCGCTCACCATCGGAGGCGAAGCCAGCAAACACGGATGGTCCGGCAGCTTCAGCTAGGACGATGGCAGCAGCGAACGGACCCTTGCCCGACTTCTGCGACATGATCACCTGAGCACGCCGGTGAACAAAGGCGGTCGAGCGCTGCCCTAGTTCGGCGTTGCCCCGGACCGTGTAGAAGTTGCTGGCTACCTTCAGTTGCCAGGGTAGGAACTCGAACGGCTCACCCTGCCGGAAGCCATCCGGGATGACAGCGTGGGACTCAATCCATGCGAGGGTGACGACGAGTGGACTGTCATTCACCTGAGACCGCCTTCAGCCGTGAGGCCAGAGACGAGACAGGGGAGACAGCGGAAAGGGTGGGCGACTCTGAGCCGTCCTGGTCGGTGGCAGTGATGGTCCACTTGTTGCGCTGCATCCCAGCCACAGACAGGCCCAGGGACTCGGCGAACTGCTTGACTTGGGACCAGGCAGCAACCGGCGCATCCGGGCGTTCAGCCACAGTCAGCAGCCGGACGTAGGACGCAACTTCGAAGTGCTGGTGTAGCTGCTCCCACATGGTCGCCTGCGGGCTCTCCCACAGGGTTGACCACAGCTCAAGCTCACGGGTGTTCGGTGCGTCCAGCGGGAATGCCGGTGCGTCACCCTGGCGACCGTCGGCGGGAAGGGTGACCCATCCATGCGTGTCGGGAGCCTTGGCCTTATGGCTACGGTCTCTGCTCGTCGGCACCGGGCCGGATCGTGCGCGTGCTCCGCCCTTGGGCATGTGTGGTCACCTCCCGTGACTGTCTGTGAGTTCTGAACCGGGCGCGCCTCCGAAAGCCCTCCCCCGCGCTCTTTGTCCCCTAGCGCCGAAGGGGTCCATCCCCACCCCTAAGGGTCGAAACGGACACAATGGACGTCACGCGCAGTTGTCAACCACGATCGTTCCAACCACCAGGTTGATGACGTGCTGTCTCACGCGAGTGATGAGCCTTGGTCATGCTGCGAAGGTTCGACCAGTCATGACCACGTGGACCTAGTGGCCCGAGCCCATCTATGTGGTCGACCTCAGTAGCAGTGGGCTTCAGCGGCATGGGCAGTACCCCACACTCAGTGCACTCGCAGTAGGGGTGGGTACGTAGGTAGGCAAGGCGTGTGGTACGCCACTGCTTGTCATAGCCCTTGCGCTGTGAGGTCTTGCGCATAGCCCCCGCCTTGGCCTTGCACTCAGTGCATCTACCAGCGGGGTACACCAGGACAGGGCAACCAGGTGTGGAGCATATGGAGCGTGCCATGTACGCACCTCCGAAAATTCGTATGTGGTCCGCTGTGAGGGATTCGAACCCCCATGCCCTAAGGCACTGCGTTCTAAGCGCAGCGTGTCTTCCGTTCCACCAACAGCGGTTAAGGGTTACTAGCTTCCCGTCCCATAGGTGACTAGCCAAGGGGTTAGGGCCGGTGTTCACCCAGGGTGCATATCGTCGGCCAGTCACGGCCTATTGTCTGCACCAGTTGACGCAGAGGGATTCGAACCCCCATCGCACGGTTCGTAGCCGTGCACACTATCCGTTGTGCTATGCGTCATTGCAAGCGCCTCATGGGCGCCGCAGGCTAGTTGTCGGTCGTCGCGTAGTACCAGGTGTCATCGCAGTGGATAAGCTCGCCGGTGCTGTACTCGCCGGTACAAGCTCTGTACCAGACACCCACGCCTTCAGCGGCTACGGACGAGTAGTGCTTGTTCCGCGTAGTGCCGGTGCCGTCCGGGTTCCACAGGTTCTCGTAGACCCCTGCGGAAGGGATCTGCACCTGAGCTAGGGCACTGTGACCGTCGCTCTTGGTGTCCTTCACGTAGATGATGTCGCCATAGGCAACGAACCAGGCAGACGAAGCGCCGTCCACGGACGAAGTCGCACCATCACCCGCAAACGCCGGGCCAGTAGCTAGCGCGAGGGCCAGGCCAGTAGCGCCGAGGATCTTTGCAACACGTCTCAAGAGGCTCCCTAGTTCACGAAGTGAGGCCCTGCGTGCTCAACCTGGGGAGAGAGGGCCAGGGAGCGACGCAGGGAGTCTTAGGGGGCGAGTGCCTCGGTCCACCGGGTCTGTGTGCCTACATGTGCGGTACGCCCGCCCCCATACCATGTATCTGTCATGTCGAACGCACATGGGGGTGTGTAGAAGTGTAGAAACGAAGTGTGTTTCTGGAATCCCTTAGAGACTCTTATGTGATTCTTGAAAATAGGTCTAAAACTACATCTCTACATTGAGAGAGTGTTTTGCCTGGTCAGAAAGGGTCTAGCTGATTGGGTGTCAGGCTTCAGGATGTAGGAGCGGCGCTCACCCCGTGCGCTGATACGCCAAAGGTCACGGACCGATATCTCACCGATACCAATCCGTGACCTTGGATGTGACCTACGCCATGTCGCCCAGGTAGTCAGCGAGTGCGTGATCGTCGCCGCCCGACTCCCAATGGATCTCTAGCCGGTCCGCCCGCTGCTTGGGATGCAGGGTCACCATCAGCCCCACATCGTTGAGCAAGCGGGAACGTGCCGCAGGATCCTGCCAGGCGTCCCCCAGCGTCCTCCCAGTGGGCTCTAGCACCTCTCGGACGTCCGGATCGTGTGCGGCCTTCAGAGCGGCGTATGCGGCTTCCAGCTCGGCCGCTTTTTCGTGCAGCGTGGAGATCATGAGAGGCCCGGCGGTAGCAAAACCAGCGGCGATGCGCGCGGCTTGCTCCTGGGCTTCAATCATCTCCGCTGATAGGTCGTTGCCACCTTCGAGCCGGACCACGTACTCAGCGAAGCCACCCCAGCGACGCAGGAAGGCTTCCGTCACCCGCTGATCGAGTGTCTCGGCATAGATGGTCACGTGACCCGCCTTGCACTTGTACAGGCGCACACCTGCGCCGCTACCCCCTCCATTGAGCGGCCCTGAGCACTTGTAGCACCAGGCCATACCAGCGCAGAGGTTCGCCGCATGCCGTGGGGCTCGGTCCTGACCCGTGGCTAGTGCCTTCATGCGGTCGCGCACTGCCCTGTGCTCAGCGGCATTGATGATGGGGTCGGCGAACTGTATGGGCGTGATTCCGTCCGCACCAAGCACTAGCTTGCCGTTGTGGTCGCGCTGACCCCGGAGCATGGGGGATTTCAGCAGCTTGCGCCAACGAGGCTCAGAGAGGCCCACCAGGCGCGCCGTTGAGGCCACTGTGGCGTTCCCACCGGGGGCCACCAGGACAGCGACAGCGTCACGTACCCGCTGCGCTTGCTCAGGATCCTGTGTGAGGTATGCGGCGCCGTCCCTGCGCTCGATCTGGTAGCCGAAGGGGGCTCGGCCGCTGGACCAACGACCCTGGGCCCGGCGGGTGGCGTGTCCCTCGGTGATGCGGGCAACGATCATTTCTCGTTCCCACGCTGCGAGGGTGGCAAGGATCGTGGCGACCATGCGCCCATGGGACGTGCCGGTGTTCAGTTGCCCGTCCGTGGTGGCGAGCAAGACCCCGTGTGCCTCGGCCCATGCGACTAGCCGGAGGAACTCGGAGACGCTGCGTGCGTACCTGTCCTGCTTCCAGGCAACGACGATGGTCGGCTCACTGCGCATGAGCGCTGACATTGCCTTGCGCTGTTCCAGGGGCTTGGCGCCGCTTACGTTCGTGTCGGTGTGCTCGACGATGAGTGCAGGGTCGTACCCGTTCCCGATGCACCAGCGGATGACGGCCTGTCGCTGAGTCTCGATACTGGACGATCCATCGTTCTCGCGGCTCAGGCGGTAGTAGGCATGTACGGCCACGCCGGGGTGCTCAATTTGGCTCATGTACTCAAGGCTACCCGCATTCGCCCGAATGCAACCACCCTTGAGGACATGGACTCTCAGCGGTTGTAGTACGCCGCATCAAACGGGGATGGCTCCGGCCGCAGTGCCCGCCAGCCTTCCGGCGCGGGGACCAGGTCTTTCCCCCATGCAACCCGGCACTTGTACAGCCATGCCTCGGCCCCTTCGCGAATCTTCCACTCCAGTGGCAGGAGGTTGCCCTCTCCGTCCGGCAGGGTGCAGTAGCCGTACAGGTGGCGGTCGAGAATCCCCCACATGCGCTGATCCGGCGTGGTCGTCACTACGTATCGCTGCGTGATTCCTGTCATGGGAGCAGCGTAACGAGCAGTCCATCGCTGTGACCAGACCATGAAGAACCCTCGCCAACTGCCTTGATTCCCTCGGTCACTAGACGATGCCTCAGCGGCCCCCAGACGTTCGTGAGCACCTGCGCTAGCACGTCCTGACCCTGGGGCTCAAAGGCGGCCCACAACGCCCCTGTGAGCGCCTGCACGGCGTCTTCCTCGCTGTCCACCACGGCCGACCCTGCACCCTTGCCCGCAATCACCCATGCAATCTCCATGGGGCGAAGCTTAGGCGGCGAGCAGCGGACGAATCAGCGGGATGACGTCGGCTAGCCGAGGCAGGCTCACGGGGCCACCACCTATGCGCGCGCGGAACTTCTGACGGGTGATCAGGACGCCGGTCAGCTCGAAGTATCGGCGAATGGCGGCCTGCGATGTGTCCCAGGGTCGATCGCTGGTCGGCCGGTAAGCGTGGCGGCCTGGTGACCACACCCACTCGTCTCGCGCTGTGATCATCCCTGTGACTCTCCCCCGGGCGTACACAGAGAACCGGTCAGCCTCAGCGGGACGCAGGAGACGCGCGATCGTCACGGAGTAGGTGCGTACCAGGTCGCACCCTTCCTTCCCGCTGTAGGCGTACTCAGCGGCGAGAGCGCCAGGGAACCGGGGATGTTCTCCCCACGTCCATCCACCTCTCTCCATCGGCACCGGGATGTGCAGGAACAAATCAACGGTAGGCGCCGACGAGATGCAGACCATGATCGAAAACCCCCCCAACGGGACATTGCGGCTAGGTAGGTAAGAATAGTGCTTGAGATCTCAACAACGCGCTGTGTGGAGGCTCAGGGTCCATTTGTGACCATCCCGTGAAGAAAAACAAGCACTTTGCCTCAGAGGCAGATAGATGTAGTGCCCACGCATAGGATTCGGCCGGCTCGGGACCAAAGATAGGTGTAACGCCCATGCATCTTTCCCGAGGCACAAAGAAGCCCCCCGGTTTCCCAGGGGGCTTCTCTTCAGTGCTTACATCCCGGCCCAGTAGCCGGTACCCATCGCGCCCCAGCTCCAGCGGCGCCCGGTCTTGGCGTTCGCGGTGAGGAGCATGTCCTCGTTGCTGCGGACCTTGCAGGAGCGGATCTCAGCGCCCGTCGCGTCGAACTCGCGGACCAGGGCCCATCCCCCGGCACCCTGCGTCTTGACCGTGACTCGGGCGGTGGTGGCGTTCATTTCGTTCTCCCCTGCGTCGTTGTCGTGCTTACGAGTAGAACTCTACACATGGCGAAGCGCCCGCGCAACCACCTACGAAAAATCGTACGTGACCCGGGCCTCATCGCTGACCGTGACGTGTGTGGGCGTTACACCTATCTTTGGTCCTACAGCGGAATGGCCCCCAGGGTCTCCCCCAGGGGCCGAGTGGTTCAGGCGGCGTCTGCGGCCTTTGCGCAGGTCTTGCAGAGCTTCCGACCGCCGGTGATGCGAGCAGCCGCTACAGCCTCGGCCAGGGTCTCGAAGGATGCTCCGGTAGCCAGGCG